ATAGTTTTGACGATCCAACTGTGAAACAGAAGCTTGACCATAGTAACCGATATCGTTACTGTCAAAGTCAGAGTAGTTAGCAGTATGGGCTTGAATTCTACCCATCCAACCTTCCAGTGCTGAACGATTCTGCCACTCAGTATCATTCAGTAATGTAATACTCCAATCTTCAAATGTTCTGTCGCCAGGCACTTGAAGTTTTCGTCCACGATAAGGAACTTCAACCTTTCCAATTGTAGAAGCTGGAATGGTTGTAGCTTTACACAAAAATTCCATATCTGTGAAAATTTCAGGTGCTCCGTTAATACTTACTCGAAATAAATTAGGTCTTACTCCACCTTTAAACCTTGCTGCAAAATCTGTAATAGTAGGCATCTTTAATACTCCTTTAATTTATATATATTTATAATACTTTAACCGCCGATTTCTGAAAAAGATACATCAGTTCTGGCAGCAATGAAGTTAAGTTGAATGAAGTTGATAGACCTTGCTGGTTTGATATAAATATCTCCAACAAAATTATTAGTATCAATAACTTGACCCGTATTATTAGAACTATCACAAACTACTTTAAAGTCAGTAATACCTCTTCGACCTTGAACATCTCTCAAAAACGGAGAAACGATATTTACAAACTGTGCTCGTGTGAACTCATCATTGAACTCAAACAACAATGCTTTAGCAGCAATTGCAATTGCTTTCTCAAGAACGATGAACAACCTACGAACATTGATTCGGTCAAAGGCACTAGGCAGAACTTGCATAGTCTTATCACCGAAAAGAAGTACACCAGCACCTCTTGGAGTAATCAGTGGGTTAACACCAATTTGATACATTACATCACGGTTAGCTTTATTTGCTTCCCAAGAAAGTTTTACAATGTTTTTGATAGTACCACGGTTGTAACCAGCAGGACTCCACCAAGCATCATTCGTAAAATCAGTTCTTGCACAAAGACCAGCCATGTCACCGTTCATCGGAACGTATGTGAATACATCGTTATATCGGTCATACTGATATTTCCATGCACCATCCATAACTGCATAACTTGAAGAACCAAGTGCTGTGTTATCTGTCTCAAGAGCTGCAACTGCAGCACTATTAGAAGGAGGATTAACAACTGATGCACGATTCGGAGAAACAAGTGCAATACAATCTTTACGGGTAGAACTAATGTTATCAATAATCCAACGACTAACTGTTGTATTACCTGCACCAGCCATTACCAGAGTAACATCAACAACTTCTGGTTCTTTGAAAAGATCATATGCAGAAATCAATTCACCTTCGGAAAGGTCATTGTCATCAACACCACCAGTTAATGAACCACCTGGCATTGTCTGTGATGCGGTTGCACTATCAAATGATTTATAAGTAGAACCAGATTTCAATGCACCCGCAACTGCACCAGCACCTGTTGCAGTAGCAGTCAACTGGCCGGGAGCACCCAACCAAACATAAGATGATTGTGTTCGCAATACGTTTGCAACGTAGTTTGAACCACCATCAATTTTCTTTGCATCTTTTGCTTTACTTACATGAGCATGACGTTCCAAAACTTCACCTGGCTCGTTAGTAAACAAACCATCTTCGTCAATAACCATTACATGAAGTTCATCATTGTTTCTGGTTATAGGCTCATCTTTAACTACCTTAGTAGCTACGATTGTTTTTGGTGATGAATTATTACTTACAATGTTACCACCACCAGTTGTAAATCTTCCAGCTGTAGGTTGATATGCAACTAATGTTCCACCTGCTGCATAACCACCAGCAATTGCAACAACTGTACCAGTTGCACTTGTAGTAGCTTGAGTAATTTTATCACCAACAACGTATGCTTGTGCTGTTGCAGTATGCATTATATAATCTGTGGTTACACCATCCCAACCGTTTGCACGAGCAACATCGGATGACGTTGAAGGTCTTCGGTCAAATGCAGCTTTAAATTTCTTTTGTAGTAATAAAGCATCACCAGTATAATCTGTTTTATCCCAACCATGTGAATCCATTGCATGAACTTTAAGTGAGTTTCCTTTTGCGCCGGGATACTTACCAATAAACAACTGATCTGTAAATGCAGCGATATCACTATCATAGTCATCAATGTTCATTACAGCAGTAGGTGTACCAGCATCACCATCACCGACTACTGAGTTTCGTGCAGATGCTCCAACATTTCTAACAACGATTAAGTTGTTTGTGTATGCAAGATAATTTGCAGCAACATGAAATGATTCTACAACCATTGCTGTTCCTGCTGTGTCTTTGGGTTCTCCAAAAATTCTTACTAAATCATTTTCAGTTGTTACGGTCTGTCTTTCCAGAACAGGGCCCCATTGGAAACTTCCTCCAATAGCACCAATACTCGTAGCAACATTAGGTACAACAGTTGTTAAGTCTCTCTCTGTAACAACGATGCCCGGGCTGACTTGAAATGGCATTTTATTCTCCTTTACAATTAATTACATTTTTTATATTAATATATTTTCATCAATTGCATAATCTAGTTATCTAAGAAATCGTTTCCCATAATGTCCCATCACTATCGACTTCAGTTTCTTTTTGACTTAAACCATTATTTATATGTCCGAATGGTACTGTAAAATCTTCAAGATTTTGTAATTGATTTTGATATAAACTTTCTCTTATGTTTTGACTCATCAAATCTTTAAAATATTGTTGATCTACTAACCATGCAAACAGTACCAACGTCATAGCTAAATCATCATGTCCACCGTCATCTGCTGCGTAGGAATCACCAGAAGAAACAAATGTGGTAAGTTCAGCTATTATATCATAATCGGGTATAAAGAGTTTATCTTCCTCTATTAAGGATTTTAAATTTGAACAACCTATCTTTTTCATAGATTTTGTTGTTCTAACCCCAAAGACTGAATCCTTCTTTACACCACCACTTAACTGTTGCCCATGTCTCCCATACCATGATGTTGAATATAAATTTTCATACTCTAAATCGTGATACAGAACATCAGCAACCTGTGAACCTATATCGTTTATCTCTACTAAAATATAAGCATCATTATATCTCTTTCCAACTATATTTATAATACTTGGAAACTGTAGGGGTGCAATGAGGTTATTTTTGTATTTTGCTACCACTCTATATGGTATTTTTGTGGTATCAAAAACACTAAATGCAGAAAAATCCTGTCCCTGGCCTCTTGCAACGTCTACTGTGATGGCATAAGAATACCCCATAACGGGTTCTTCAAATACATCTAAACTATTTTTAGAATACAGGGGTGCATTAAATGACATCTCTTGTAATCTTGTGGTAGTTATTAAGGTATTACTTGAACCTAGAAAGTCTGCTTCATACTCTTGATCGAAAGCTTCTTCCCCTATTGTGCTGACAATCTTCTGTCTCCATTCCTGATCTCGGCCAGGCACATTAGACCAATGCACCTTGAATGGAAAAAAACTATTATTTCCATTTACTGCATCATTCCAAAATTTATAGAAGAGATTGAAACCGTTTGGAGTTGAAACTATAATAACTTTAGTTTCTTTACCAGAGGAAATGGTGGGGTATACTGATTTGATAAACTCGGATGCAATATGTCTTTGAACATGAGCAAACTCATCTAGTAAAATACATGAAAAAGAAAATCCACGAATTGCAGAGGATGAAGTTGAGGATGCAATTATTTTACTACCATTCTCAAGCTCTAATGAACTCTTGTTCCATTCTTTGAGTCCATGTTGGAGAAACTTTGGAAGATGTTGATAAGAGGTTTGAATCCTTCCCAATATCTCTCTGGCAGTGATTGCTTTGTTAGCAAGTATTCCTACAATCTTATCTTTATTAAAAAGAACATAATGTAATAACCAACCAATAGTAGTTGTAGTCTTACCAACCTGTCTACCAGTTTTTACAATTACATTTCTATTTTCTGTTATGGCTTCTACTAATTTTTTCTGATAATCATACATCTTAAAATTTACTAGGCCTTCGTCAACATGAACAATTTTCACATAGTTTTCTAAAAAATGAATTGGGTCATTAGCACATTTGATGTACTCCTGAATTTCTTTCTTAGTATACTTATGGGAAACACCCAAGCCTTTAAGTAAATTATTTCCTAAATATGAGTCTGCCATTTATTTTTTCTTTTTCATTTCAAGAAGTTCTTGAAGTTCTTTAGTGCTTCCAACAAACAAATTATTTTCGTTTTTCACTGGAGCCTTACTGTCTTCAACTTCTTTTTTTGTTTTTTGTAAAACTAAAAGTTCTTTAGTAGTTGCAGCTAATGAATTAATCATTTGAACTGCAACCTCAAATGCTCTAGGTTGTTCACCCTCTTTTGCAATACTCAAAAGTTCTTCAAGAGCATTATTACCTTTTTCGATTAGACTATGATATTGATCTCTTGAAAAATCATAATCACTCGTTAAGTCAGTCGTACCAACGGTTACAGACGGTACTACTACTTTTTCTTCTGGCATATCAATATCAATAATATCGTCAGCAATATCTAAAACATCATTTAATTTTTGCACTGTAGTTTTCTTCATAACTTATTCAAAAGTTGTTGTTGTAGTAGTAAAACCAAAATCGTCATCAGGGTCAGCTGTAAGTGGGTCTGGTTTTACATCAATGTTTGTATCTGTCCTATCGTTAAAGTTTGCACCAATGTTTGCATCAACTTCACGAATAATTCCTTGATCTTGTGAAGGCCCATAGAAATAACCTTGAACAGTAAAACCTAAAGTATGTATCAAAGCTCTTCTACTAATAAAGTCACCTTCATAAGTATCTTCGGTTGATAGACTATTCATCACAATTGGTATATCTCTCTTCACTCCGAGTGTAGCCATTTCGTTTAGAGTAACGTGATACTCAGGTGTGAAGTATGGTAAAATCTGTTCTAGTATTTGAGCTCCGTCATCACTATTCTTAACCATGATAGATAACTCAATATCAAAATTATATGGAACGGGTACATATCCCGTAACTACTGTGGTTGTACTTGCATCCAAGTTTGCTGATGCTGTTGCCTTAGAACCACCACCACCTGTGATAGTAACATTGGGTCTGGTAACATAACCAGTACCAACGGTATCAAGGGTAATACTAACAACTTGGTCAGCAGTTCCCAATGCAGCTGTCCCTAGTACTGCTGTTGCAGTTGCATTAATATTAGTTGGAGGATTTTGTACTGTAACAGTCGGAACAGAAGTATAACCACTACCACCATTCGTAACTTTGATACTATCAATAGTTCCTAGAGGTTTTGCTTCCCTCATTCTTTTTTTCGTTTGCAACTTTCTCGTAGCATCGTATGTCATTGTTTGAATTTCAAATGACATTCTTGGTAAAGTAAGAGTTGACTTTTGTGCATTTTGATTGAGCTGACCTTGTTCTAATATAGTTAAATACTTTTCAGCAGGGCCGTATGCAATAGGAACTTTAAATTGTGATTTAGTATTGTTATTAGTATCCGTTCTTCTTACAGTAATATCGTTGAAGATTGTTCCAAACAATACAATTATATTTCTTATGTTTTTATTGTAAAAATATCTTCCAAACATTATAAGTCTCCCTCACTCCAAGGATCAAGTTCACTAAAATCTAGCACCCCGTCACCTTCTGTTTCATAGGTTATGTTGTCTGAATATTCACTGGATGTTTGAGTCTGTTCATCAATATTTGTTATACTTCTAGTTGTCGCAGACTTTACACCAATAACATTTTGTCCAACTCCAAAATCACCAGTAACATGAAAAACATTTAGAACACCAGAAGCATCATTAAAATCAGCAACCTGTGCAGTTGCAGTAGCACCAGCTAAACTTGCACCCTGATAAATTGTTTCATCTGCTTTATATAACAATGAACCAGCTGCAACTTTTAACTGCATAGTGATTGCATTTTTTCTTTCATACTTATCAAATATTTCTTTTGTACCTGTACCGTCATCAGGTAATGCAAACTCCTCTTGACTGTAAACAAATTTCTCACAAGTCAATTCGTATACTGTATTTTTACCTAATGGAAAAAATGGTTTTTCATCTTCAACAAATTTTATTTCAAAAAGATTTCTATCCAAGGGAAGGTATATCAAATCACCCTCTCTAGGTGCAGCCATTCCTGTCTCTTTAAAAAACCTTTCTTTATTTACAATCATGTTCAATTCATCTTGAACATCAAGACCAAACTTTGTTGCAACATCACCTGCACCTTCAAAACCTTCAGGTGTGTTAACATACATTTCTATCTCGACTGCTGATTCATATTTAGCTAAAACATCTTCATTAAGTATATCATCTATCTTAACGGATGTTCTTACCAAATATAAAATATCAATACCACTCATTTGAATAACTTCTCTAGTCAGACTATTAAGTAATTCTTGTTGTGGAAATGAATTGAAATTTTTAAAATAATTGTTAGTTGACATATTAACCTATATAACCGTCTGCTGGTAATTCGTATCGTAGACTCATTTGGTCTTCGATTTCTTTTATCTCTTCAACAGCTTCGTCATAAATTGTCTTACCGTCAAGTGTGATACCACCGGGCAATACAACACCTTGAAACTTTTTCAAGTTTTCTCCCCACTGTCTTTTAATCAAAGCAGTTGTATACTTTTTCAAAAACATATCGTTATAAACTTCAGCATATGTTGCAGGGTTAAGTGACCTATAAGCTTCAATGATTATAACATTACCGACTGCAAATTTTTCTGCCCAATCTGTTTCCAAATAAACTCTATTTTGTTTTCTATTAAAAAGCATTGTTGGTGCAATAGAAAATAATTCTTCAACTAACGAAAAATTCTGTTGAGTCATTTGCCATTGAATCAATGAAGAACCTGAAAAAGTATTCAAGTCATTTAATCTTAGTTGATATTCTTCATTAAAGAAACCACCCTGAAAGGAATCAAAACTAGGAATAGGTAATACTCTAACAACACTAATGATAGGGTCAGCTGCAGGGATATATTCATTCGTTATATCATCAGCAGTAATGGTATGTTTTAGAAACACCTTTTCAACACCATCGAAATGATATTCTTGAAAGTATTCTAAAGCATCGTCAACTCTCTCTTCAAGTTGATCTTCATCAATATTGATTTCTACAACGGGCTGTCCTAATCGTCTTAAACAATAATCTATCAGTCCTTGTCTTGTAGTTACTGCTGCCATACTATTATCCTCTTGTTATTGTGGAGTGATTCCCATTACTTCTACTTGCTTCAAAATATTTGCTTTATCTTCATCAGCTATTTGTATTCTTGCTTCTAGTTGAACAATAATACCATTGGCTTCGTTTACTTTTGCTTGCATGATGTTAATAATTTTCTGAGCATAATTGAGTTGACTTTGTAATTGTTCAACGGTGATGCTTGGATCAATTGGTGCCGGTTGTGCAAGTGGTGTTTTCTTTTCTTTTGTTTTTTTTGCTTTTGGTTTTTCAATACCTTCTGCTTCTACAAATCCATCTTGTGCTACTGTTGCTTCATTCATTTCATAAACTCCTATATAGAATTATTATTATCTGCCTCTTTTTCTTTTTGCTGGTTCATCAGCTCGTGAGATTCTATTCTCATCAACGTCTAAACCATACTTCGTGCGAACCATCGTATCAAGTTTTAAAATATCTGTTTGCAAAACTCTAATACGATCTATGAGTTGAACTAATATTTCTGTTTGATACCCTATCTTTCCTGTAAGTGAATCTTGTAACCATTTTACAATTTTCCAGAAACCCCATCCAATCAATAACAAACCTACAATTGGCACACCTAACTTTTCAATCAGGTCAGCGGTTTGTTCAAATTGCATTTAACACCTGCCTGTATTTATATGAGAAAAAAAAGGGGGACAAGGACTAAGCCTCATCCCCCCTCTAGTAAATCTACTATGTTGTTTTCTAAACG